AAGCAAATAATAGGAAAGGTAAAAAAAATTGGAAGGGTGTATTTAAACAAAAGGGTAGGTACAGGTCTAGAATAAAAGTTAACAAAAAAAATATTAGTTTAGGAATCTTTGACTGCCCCGCTGCTGCGTCATTTGCATATCAGATAGCTGCTGATATACACTTTGGTGAATTTGCGAGGGCATTTTAATGAATTTGGATTTAGTCCTTTTCCAGCTATTGGAAAAAGAAATTGGTGACAGACTTGAGCACTACGCTAGTGAGCTTGTCGCTGGTAAACCGGTCGATTTTACATCTTACAAGATGATAGTAGGCCGGATTAAAGGACTTCAGGAAGCTCTTGAAGTCGCTCGTGAAGCAAACCGAAAAGCTATCGGTTTAGAAGATAAGGATAGATAGCCATGCCGGCCGTCGCAATGCAGCATGACACAGACCCCAAACAAGCGCTTCTTGATAAGGTCGGTGATTTGAGTGGTGTCGAAGTTTTTGGGAACGATGTTTTATGCGCAATATATCATCGCCCGAACAAGACGAAATCAGGATTGTATCTTTCTGATGATACAATCGCTGAAGACCGTTGGCAGTCCAAAGTAGCATTGGTTCTAAAGCTTGGGCCTACTGCTTATATGGATGAGAATGGTGTTAAGTTTAGAGATATCAGCGAAGGGGATTGGATTTGCATTCGCCCTAGCGACGGATTTCCGGTACAGTTGTCGAGTGAAAATGCGGTTACATCACGCGATGCTGTGCCGTGCCGAATTGTTTCGGATGTCCACATCCGTCTCCGGGTAAGCCACCCGGATGTTTGTTACTAAAAAGGGGCGCTCCCATGACAGATGATGAAAATAAACCTGCTCCGGTAGAGGTTGTATTACCCCCGGAAGATATTGTTGAAGTAGACCTTGAGGCGAAAGATAAGAAGGTCAAAGAACCTGTCGCCGAAATCAAGGCGGAAGAAAAAGCGCCGGAAGTAGAAACTTCCCGCAAACAGGAACCTGACGAACGAGAAAAGGCTTTAGCCGAACTCAAACGCCAGTATGAATTCCAAAAAAGCGTTGCTGAGGCAGAGCGCAATGCCCGCAAGCAAGCGGAAGAATATGCCAGGCAACAGGCTTATCAGGTAAGCAATGCGCGCAATGAAGTTCAGGATTCGAACCTGAAAGTCATTATGAATGCTATCGACGCCACATCACAGGCAGCTGAAAATGCTGAGCGTGATTATGCGACAGCTATGGCTGCGGGTGATTATGCACTTGCGGCTCGTGCTCAGCGCATGATGGCGCAGGCGGAAAGCCATCTTCTCCAACTTAATAACGGGAAGAACAAGCTGGAAGAGATGCTCCAGCAAAATACTGCCGAAGGTGCGGTTAGAGAGCCGGAAATCCCGAACTTTGAGCCACAGATACCGCGTGACCCGGTAGAGCAATATGCAGCTAAGTTGGCTCCCAAATCAGCTCAGTGGCTGCGTGAACATCCGGATGCGGTTAATAAGATTGGCAAGCTAAGCCGCGCTCATCAGGATGCTATGGAAGACGGCATCCCGGCGGAAAGCCCTGAGTATTTCCGGTATATTGAATCTCGTCTTGGTTACGATAGCCAGCCTGCATATCATAATGACCCAGAGCCAGAACCGGTTCCGGTTCAGCGTCAGGCTACCTCGCACAAGCGTCCGGATATGTCTGCCCCGGTTACGTCATCGGCAAGTTCTATCTCGCCGCGTAGTTCCAGCCCTACAAGCATGGTGTTAGATTCTGAGCAAGTTGAATTTGCTCTTATGGCATTCCCTGACCTACCAAGGGACAAAGCCATTGAATCTTATGCTCGCAACCGCGCCGCTCTCATCCGCGAAGGCAAGCTTAGCTGAGCCACTAGAAGGATTTAGACTATGTCTACAGAAAATAACCCGTTTGTTGATGGCCGCACCCGTGAGGGCAAGGCTCTTCGTGCTGCGTCTGCTCCTGTGGCGGATACTTATACTGAAGTTGGTTCTTCTGAGCCGGCTAAGCATCGTGAGACACCTGAAGAGGCTCGTCTTCGTGCTGAAGCCCGTATCCGTGAGATTCGCGGCAATCCCGACCTGATTGATGGCGGTGGCGAGAGAGACAAATATTGGGCTCCTCCTCCGCCAGACGGATGGGATTATCAATGGAAACTCAAGGCTGTTGTTGGCCAGGATGACCTAGAGGCTATCCGCCGCGTTGAAATGGCTGGCTGGACGCCTGTTCCTCTTAGTCGGCACCCGGAACTTATGCCGCGTGATTGGAAGGGCGATACTATCGAGGTTGGTGGGCTTGTTCTGATGGAAAGACCGAAGCTTTTCACGGACCAGGCCCGCGAAGAAGAGCGTCGAGCCGCCCGAGAAGCGGTCTATATGAAAGAAGCGGCGATGAAGGCTGGGCGCGACGGAGACCTAGGCAAACGCCAAGTCAATCGGTTCAGCAAGTCGCATAGTGCCATAGCCGTTCCAGACTGATAATTCCCCTAAACTTTAGGGGAATAAAAAGGACGGGGTCAATTTCCGGGCAAGCCATCGACCGGCTATCCACCCCGTCCAGCCTTGGAGGCATGTCAATAATACATAAAGCTATTGTGTTGACAAGCCTTTGGACGTACCGTAAAATATAAACTGAGAAAGAGTGGGTGTCCTTAAATTGCCTTTTCTGGTTTATGAGATTACCAATACCGTCAATGGAAAGCGGTATGTCGGGTATACCAGCCGGACCATGAAGGTTCGGTGGGGGCTTCATGTTAAGGACGCCCGCACGAGAAAGAGAAAAAACAAATTTCAGCACGCAATACTGAAATATGGTGAAAGTTCTTTTTCTTTTGAGATTCTGTATGTTGAAAAAACAAAACGGGAAGCTGTAGAAACAGAAGTTCTGACCATTATGGACAGAAACCCTGAGTACAACTCCACTCTTGGTGGGGAAGGAACTCACGGGCACGTTGTTTCCGAAGAGTCTCGGGAGTTAATTCGGCAAAATACCCCAAAAAAGGTGGGGCCAGATAACCATAACTATGGCCATCCAGTCCCATACCTTATTGAGTCAAATAAACGCCGAAAGGGGATTAAAAACCCCAAGTGCGCAATGTTTGGGCCGGCAAATCCGAATTTCGGGAAAAGCCGACCAGAGGTGATAGCTGCTATGCACGCAGCTAAGCCTGAAGTTGTCTCTGATGAGACCAAAGCTAAGCAGAGCGCTTCTGCTGTGCAGCGGTGTCAAACAGAGGAAGGCAAGCAGCACGTAAAGTCTGCGGGCCGAAAAGGAGCGGAAATTCGTTGGGCTCGTGAACGTGCCCGCAAAGCCGCCCTTGCGCAGGAGACCAGCTCTTCTGAGTAAATTTTAACAACCCGCGCTGGGCTGTTTTTCAATCTTAATTGTCTGTGCCTATAACGCGCCGTTGTAGCTGACGACATCCTCTCAATGTAAGGAGGAAGCCGTGGCAAATAATTTTGCTCCTCAGGGCTTCAGTCCCGTTAATACGTCGCTTGGCGCCGCCATAAATTGGCGTCTGTCTACTCGCCGCATCAGCGCGGCGAACGCTACCCCCATCTTCAAAGGTGATGCTGTTACCCCGGTTCTTCCGGCGAGCGGCTACATCACGCAGGCGACAAATACGTCTACTCTGACTGCTCCGCTTGCGGGCATTTTCTGGGGTTGTCAGTATCTGTCTACTTCGCAGAAGCGCATTGTTTGGTCGTCTTATTGGCCGGGCGCGGATGCAACTGGTGACGTCACTGCGTATGTCTATGACGACCCGACAGCCCGCTTCATGGTCCAGACCTCGGGCGCCGGCTTCCAGATTACTGGCACACCTGCGACCTTTACGGACTCGCCGGTCGGTCAGTATTGCAATCTGAACGTTGGCGTGGGCAACACGCTCTCCGGTCAGTCTGGCATGTTCGTCGATACGCTTGCGACGACAGCGACATTCCCCTTCATCATCACAGACATGGTTCTGGACCCGCCGGGCTCGAATGGCACCGACGCGACGTCGCAGTTCAACTACGTCGTGGTTGGCTTCAACAACCAGTGGCTGCGCAGCAACTCTGCTGTGACCGGCATCGCCTAATAGGAGTCCAAGGGTAATCATGGCTGAATTTCGTGTCATAACCCATCTGGAACTGCTCAAGACAGTCCTGATGCACCGTTCCCGCCTAGCGGAGAATGGCTGCTGGGAATGGACGAGCACGACTAAGAATGGATATGGCCAGTTTGAGTCGGGTGGCATTTCTATGCCGGCGCTAAAAAGTAAGAAGCGTGGGGCGCATCAGGTGTCCTATGAGGCTTACAACGGCGTCATTCCGAAAGGGCTTGTTGTCCGACACACGTGCGATAACCCGCTCTGCATTAATCCAGACCATCTCATCCTCGGAACTCAAGCTCAAAACGTTGCCGACCGCGAGGCGCGCGGAAGACGAAAAGACATTAACGGCGAAATGATTGGCACCGCCAAACTGACCGCTGAAAAGGTTTTAGAGATTAGGGCATCCAAACTTTCGTATGCCCAACTCGCTGAAGCATACAATGTCGATAAGTCAACCATTGCGCTCATCAAGACCGGCAAATCTTGGAAACATCTTCTCGTTGTGGATACACAATCAGAGGAAAACATTCCTGCTGATAAGCAGAAGGTAGGCTAATTATGGCTGTTAATCTTAGTGCAATTAGGGACTTGCTGCTCCCCGGTCTACGTGGTGTAGAAGGCAAGTACCCGATGATACCATCGCAGTGGGATAAAGTGTTCGAACGTGCAAAGTCGAACATGGCGCTGGAGCGCACCGCTGAAATGCGTTATCTCGGTCTTGCCGCGATCAAGACCGAAGGTGGCGCGACGTCGTTCGACAATAACGCCAGCGAGCGCTACGTCTATAATCAGGAGCACTACGAGATCGGTCTCGGATACGCGATCACTCGTAAGGCCATCGACGACAACCTCTACAAGACACAGTTCACACCGACAAACCTCGGCCTGATCGAATCCTTCGGTCAGACAAAGGAAATCTACGGCGCGAACCTGCTTAACACTGCCCAGACCTACAATTCTGCGGTTGGTGGTGACGGACAGCCGCTCTGCTCGCTCAATCACCCGATTGACGGCGGCGTGATTCCGAACACGCCGATTGTTCAGGTTGACCTGAACGAGTCGTCGCTGCTCAACGCAATGGTCTCGATCCGACAGAACTTCAAAGACATCGCTGGTCTGAAGATGTTCGCGCGCGGTCGTAAGCTGATCGTTCCCCCGGCTCTGGAGCCGGTTGCGATCCGTCTTACAAAGACCGAACTGCGTCCGGGCACAGCAGACAACGACGTCAACGCGATCCATACAACCGCTGGCGGTCTGCCGGAAGGTTATATGGTCATGGACTTCCTGACGTCGAACTACGCTTGGTTCCTGCTCACCAACATCAAAGGCTTGGTGTACATGGAGCGTGTGCCGTATGAAATGGACATGCAGGTCGACTTCACTACGGACAATCTTTTGGTGAAAGGGTACGAGCGGTACAGTTTTGGGTACTACAACTGGCGCTCAATCTTTGGCTCGTTCCCGACGCATTAACAACAGGTTACGGGCAGGTACACTGCCCGTTTCCCGCCCTAAGGTATAGGATAAGTTATCCGTAGATACCCACCCGTCGGTTTAGTATCTTTTGGGGGTATTGACATTGTTATAAAGTCGGGTACTTTGTATCCGTTAACAATGGAGGTACCAATGAAAGCCGCAGAACTGACGTTTGAGCAGTTAGACGAAGTTATCGCTTACGACCCCGCAGAAGGTTCCTTTACTTGGAAAATTGACGCGGGGAAAAGCATCAAGGCCGGAATGCCTGCGGGGGCTTGGAAAGGCACTCGTAGCAAAAGTGGTGGTGAGAAGCGTCAGTATCTCTACATCATTTATCTGGGTCGTGAGATGACGGCGTCTCGGGTTGCATGGTTGTTGAGTTATCGGGAGTGGCCGACGACAGTCGTTCAGTTCATTGACGGGGACAATACCAACTTTAAGTTGAATAATCTTAAGTTGGCGATGTTTGAGTCAAAAAGGGTTCTGAAAGACGGGCGTTACCACAACGCTATGTCCAAAGAGGCATCTCGCCACTACGGACTGAAGCGTTATTACGATATGACGCTTACCGAGTATATTGAGAAGTTCAACGCTCAAGACGGTAAGTGCGCTATCTGTAAGAACCCCGAAACGACCATGCTGCACGGCAAAATTCGCGATTTGTCGGTGGACCATAATCATACCACTGGCAAAAGTCGGGAGCTTCTGTGCAACGGATGCAACCATGCTCTGGGTGAAATGAAGGAAGATAAAAAGGCAATTCTTAATTCGGTTCTCTATCTGTGTGAACATGAAGAGGTCCCGACGGAATTGA